CAAGGTGGACTAAAAGACGATGGCATGAAGCGAGACCCAGTGTCAGGTAATGAAGTACCTAATGGTTCTATGGCTAAAGAGGTACGAGATGATATACCTGCTCAACTATCTGAAGGTGAGTATGTAGTACCTGCTGATGTCGTCAGATACCTTGGTGTAAAGCATTTTGAAGATTTACGAGATAAAGCAAAAAGTGGCTTGCAAAAGATGGAAGCTACTGGTAGAATAGGTGGTGAGCCTGTTCCTGTTGGTGGACCTAAAGCTATGCAGCAACCTCAACAGATGCAACCTCCTACACCATATAGTCCACCACCTGCACCTATGCCTCCACAACCACGACAAATGGCTATGGGTGGTGATCTTACTCCAGCAGAAATGCAAGAGATTAATAGCATTATGATGAATCAAGGGGGCATGGTTGCTGGTGCAGCTAATGGTGCTGACTTTAGTTTCTATAAGCCACCAGAGGGTGTAAGTATAGAAGAAGCTATTACTACTCCAGGAAGACCTGGTGGTGGTAGATATACTGGTGAGTTTAGCTTTGAGCAACCACCAGCACCAATTGCTACAGCTCCAGCTCCTGCACCAGCTCCTACTGGAGAAACTCCACAAACTTGTGCAGCTAGAGGTATGGTTTATAACCCAGAAACTAAGATGTGTGAAATGCCAGCACCTACTCCTAGAGTAGGGGGTGATGGTAGCAGTAAAGATGAAGATGAAGGCGAAGATAGCACAACTTGGATGGATAGCTATGACTACACTGACTTTAATAACCTAGCACAACAAACTTCTGCAGCTTTAGATGGACCTACAACTATGTTAGGTAGTGCAGCTGAGTTTATCTTTGGGGAAGGAGTTTTAGGTAAGTTTGCAAAAGCATCTAATGCAGCTCAAGTAGCAGCTAATATTGCAATACTTGAAGCTCAAGGAAAAAATGTAGATGCTTTAAAAGTTAAGTTTAATAATTATGTTAATAGTAATGACTTAGGTGGACTTAAAAACTTTATTACTGGTAAAAACCTTGCCAAACAGATTAATAAAACTCAAGTTGATGTTGGGTTATTTAGAGATTCTAAAGATGTATTTGGCAATGACATTTTTAAAAGTAATGATGATTTTAATAAACAACTACAAGATAATGCTCCAGCTGGTATGGTGTATACCCCTGAGCAAGGTGCCTATATAAGACCTGAAGGAGTTTCTGCAGCACCTGATACTTCTATTAGACCACCTTCAAGACCTTCTAGTGTAACACCTGTTACTGCAGTCCCTAAGAAAAACGATGAGCCTCCCGCCACTTCTACTACTAGAAGAGAACCTAGAGATGATGACTATCAAGCTTCAGATATGATGAGGGATATGCAAAGTAGGCAAACACAAGCTTCTACTGTTGCCAGCAGTGAGGGTGTATCTGCACCAACATCAGGTGGTGCTCGTAGCGTAAGTACTCCAACAGGAAATGTAGAAACTTATGCATCTAAAGTAGAAAGAGGTGGAGGTTTTAGTAAAGGTGGTTTGGCATCAAGACCCAAAAAGAAGCGTAAAAAATAATAAGGCTACTCGGCTACGGCTGACCCCAACATAAGGAGAATAATATGCCTGAACTAGCAGAAATGGAAACACCAAAGACTGCAGGATTCGTTGATCGTGGATACAATAACGCAAAGCGTAAACAACGAATGGAAGAAGAAGCTAAGGAGATTGAGAGACTTGAAGCTGAAGCAAGGGGAGAAACCCCAGTAGATGCAGAAGAAGCAGAAGAAGCTACTCAAGAAGCAGAGACCAATACAGAAGCTAAAGAAGAAACGTTATCTGCAGAAGAAAAGTCTTTTAAAAAACGCTACGGCGACCTAAGACGTCACATGCAGCAGAAGGAAAAAGAGTGGGACGAAAAGTTAGAGAGCCTACAATCTTCTAAAACAAGTGTTACTGTACCCAAGTCTGACGAGGATATTGAGGAATGGGCAGCAAAGTATCCTGATGTAGCTGGCATAGTAGAAACTATTGCCACTAAAAAAGCACAGGAGATGTTTAGTAAAGCTGATACTCGATTAAAAGAACTTGACGAAGCACAATCAGAAGCTCAACGAGTTAAAGCTGAAAATAAGATCCGGGAATCTCATCCAGACTTTGATAAGTTACGTGAAGCAGATGAGTTTCATAATTGGGCAGATGAACAACCTAAGTGGGTTAAGGATGCACTTTATGAGAATGCGGATGATCCAGCTTCAGTGGTACGTGTTATTGACCTTTATAAATCAGATAAAGGCCTTACTAAAGAAGCTAAAAAAGCAAATAAAAAAGCAGCAGCTTCACCAGTAGCTCGACGGAGTAAAACTGAGATAGATGTAGCTGATGCTAGTGAGATGATTCGTGAGTCAGAAGTAGCTAAAATGTCTGACAAAGAATTTGAAGAACGTGCAGACGAAATTAACAAAGCAATGCGCAATGGTAAATTTGTCTATGACGTGTCTGGTAATGCCAGATAAACTATTGACAAACAAAAAATCAATAGTATAACTAGGGACATAGAACAAAAGCCTCTTATGACTACCTTTTGTTCTGGTCCAATTTCCACAAGTCTAAACTATAAAGAACCACCTGTTCAAGTACAGGCCCGTAAACTAACGGTTGGCCGACTGTCAAATTTACGCACCCTAGAAAATGTAACAGCCTCTTATTGGTATTAGCTTTGTAACGAAGCCAACTATCAGGAGGATTTATTATGGCTTTTTCAACAGCAGGGGGATACGGTAACTTACCTAACGGTAACTTTTCATCCGTAATCTACTCCAAAAAAGTACAACTTGCTTTCCGCAAGAGTACTGTATGTGGTGACATCACCAACTCTGATTATTTCGGAGAGATCAGTGCCCAAGGTGACACTGTAAAAATCATTAAAGAACCTGAGATTTCCGTAAGCTCATATGCTCGTGGTACTAATATCTCAGCACAAGATCTTGACGATGAGGATTTCTCATTGGTTGTAGACAAAGCTAACTACTTTGCCTTCAAAATTGATGACATCGAGGAAGCTCATAGTCACGTCAATTTTATGGATCTTGCAACCAACCGTGCAGCATATCGTTTGGCTGACCAGCATGACCAAGAAGTTCTTGGCTATCTATCAGGCTATAAGCAATCAGCTTTACATACAGATGCTGACACAGTTAATGACCAAGTAAACGGCACTAAAGCAGTAACTACTGCTGGTTCTGATGAATTGCTAACTTCAATGAAACTCCGTAAGGATTCATTTGGCAACATCACAACTACTTCTGCTGGAGATCACTCAATTCCAGTAGCTGCTCGTTTGCCAGGTGCTACTGCGCTACCAACAGCAACAGCTTCACCAGCAATGGTTGTAGCTCGTATGGCTCGTTTGCTTGACCAACAACAGGTTGATAAACAAGGTCGCTGGCTGGTCGTAGATCCAGTATTCATGGAAATCATGGCTGACGAAGATTCACGTCTTCTGAACGCAGATTACGGTGAGTCTGGTGCACTTCGTAATGGTTTGGTTCTTAACAACCTGCACGGCTTCCGTGTGTACTCATCATCTAACCTACCTTCAGTGGGTACAGGTTCAGGTACAACAGGTTCTGCAAACCAAAACACTAACTATGGTGTTATCGTAGCTGGTCATGATTCTGCAGTAGCCACTGCTGAGCAGATCAATAAAACCGAAACATATCGTGATCCTGACAGCTTTGCTGACATCGTTCGTGGTATGCATTTATATGGCCGTAAGATTCTTCGCCCTGAAGCAATCGTAACCGCCAAATATAACGCAGCGTAAGGAGGACTAAACAATGGCTTTACAATCTCCAGTTCGTATTGAGACTGCTGTGATTGCTCACGGTGATCTTACCACTAGCTCAACTCACGACATTGGTACAGTTCCAGACAATTGTGTGGTTCTTGCTGCTGGCGCTGAGTGTACTGCTGCAGCCACTATCGGTGGTGCTAACGCAGTAAGCTTTGGTGTAACAGGCGGTGACGTTGACATGCTTGGTACTGCTGATATTAATGGTGCTAAAACTTTAGCTGCCACTACTACCACAGTAAACGGCATTACTAATGTCACAACTGCTGACACGACCATTACTGCATTGCTTGCAGGTTCAAATGCTCCATCAGCAGGTTCTTTCCAGTTCTTTGTAGTATATGCCCCAATGGGCGCTACTAAAGCTGCTGCGGAAGTAGACCGTGATACGCTTGCATAAGTGAACTAACCTTAGGGGCTGCTTTCGAGTGGCCCCTTTAGGCTATCTAAAGGAAACAAAATGGCATATGATTTTCTAGGTCTGGTAAATGATGTAAACAGACGTTTAAATGAGGTTGAACTAACCAGTTCTAACTTCTCATCTGCCACAGGTTTTTACTCTCAAATTAAAGATTCAGTTAATTCTTCTATTAGGTATATAAATCAAAGCGAATTTAAGTGGCCTTTTAACCACAATACTCAAGAAGATACATTAACTCCTGGAACAGTTCGTTATGCCTTTCAAGCTAATGCCAAGTCCGTAGACATGGATAGCTTTAGAATTAAAAGAGATGATACTCTTGGTAACGAAACTGAAAAATTAAAAATTATCTCTTATGAAGAGTACTTAGAAAAGTACAGTGACTATGAGTATAATACCTCTAATACAGGTATACGTACCATCCCAAGCTCTGTATTTCGTGCACCTAATCAGTATTACGGTGTTCTATCTCCCCCAGATAAAGCTTATACTTTAGTATATGAATACTATGCCCTACCTACAGACTTAAGTGCTAATGGAGATTCTCCTTCTATACCAGTACAGTTTAGGCATATCATTGTAGATGGTGCTATGTATTATGCTTACTTGTTTAGAGGTAATACTCAAGATGCTACCTTAATGCAATCTAAATTAGATGATGGTATTAAAAATATGCGTAATATCTATATCAACAGATATGACTATTTACGTTCAACAGTAATTGAAAGAAGCAATAGTCTTACTTCTACATTCAGCCGAGTATCTTAATTATGCCCACACAATGGCAAACGTTCCCTATTGAATTTCAGGGTGGGCTGGTTACAAATATCAGTCCATTGCAGCAGGGTATCAATGCCCCAGGATCTGCAAGACGTTTAATTAATTTTGAGCCATCTATCCAGGGTGGCTATCGTCGCATGGAGGGTTTTACTAAATACGATAGTAGCACTATTCCCCCTTACGGTACACCTTTAATTCAAGGCGGTTCTCAAACAGGGTCTACTTTAAATATAGCTAATATTTTTATAGCCCCACAAGATGGTGACACCTTTACAATAGCAGGTATCTCAGGTACTTATGCCATTGCAACCTCAGGTGTTTCATACAGTTCAGCAAATAAAACTGCTACACTAACTTTAACATCTTCTTTAGCAAGCTCGCCATCAGATCAAGCCGCCATAACTTTTACTAATACAGAAGATCTAATAGAAGGTCTTATTTATTTTAATAGTAAAGCTGTTGCTTACCGTAATGCTGATTTATTTGAGTCTTCTGGATCTGGTTGGACTAAGATAAACGTACCTAGTTATGGCACAGTTCTTGTAAATGGTGGTAGTCAAACTGGCACAAGTTTAACTGTAGATGGGCTTACTGGTACTCCACAATCAGGTGATACATTTACTGTTGCTGGAATACAAAAAGTCTACACAGTGGTTTCAGATGCTTCTGTATCCTCTGGTGGAGCTACTCTGACAATTAGCCCAGCGCTTGCTTCAAGTCCAGCTAATGATGTTGCTGTTACTTTTTTAACTAGCAATAGAGGATCAGGTAAAAAAC